ATTGCTTTACCTCCTGTACAATTGTGGACAAGTCTTTCAAGTCGTTCGGATAACCTGTAACGGTCGTCAGAATGCAGAGATAGATCACACCGTATTGTTCATAATATTTGTCTTTCTCGAATGCCATACCCTGCACATATGGAATAGGATCATCAAGCGTGCCTGCGTGCTCAGCTTCAACGATCTTATACAGTGAAGCAGTTTCTATGCCAGGTTTCCAGTCGGCTTGCAGCTTGTGCTTTTGTATCACCTCGAATAAAGTGTCGCTTTCTCCTTCCACTACTCGAAGCCGGAAACCTATTTCAACTTCCTTGCCGAACTCCGCATCTTTCTCACCCCAAATGGGGAATAAGACCTGCATTTCCAACGCTTGATTGGCGGTAAGGGAAACGCTGTTCACCATCAAGCGAGCAAAGGTCACTGCCTGCGCTTCCGGGGATTTAGCTATTGCCTTATCTGCCTTAGTTTGCAAGGCTGCCGTTGTTGTATGGATCGCTTCGGGATAGCCTTCTACCACGATAGTTTCGACCTCCTCGGCTGTTTGGGCGGCATCGATACGGGATAGCAAGCCGTCTGTCACCTTGGCGCACTGCTCCGAATAGTCCGCTATTTCATCAAGGGCAACCATTAAGATATTCGAGGCGTAAAGATGACCGCCTACTTCGACTTCTTCCTGCCGCCCACACTTATCCTTCATTTGCAGGGTGTTCGAGACATATGCGTCCTGTTTATCAATATAATAATGATGGATGTCTTTGTCGTAGATTTCCTGCCGTTTGGCATCACGGGCACGCCAGAGCAGTTCTTCCGGTGTCGGCTGTGGTTCCGGTGTCAGTGCCATATACCAACATTCCAACGGGGAAGCATCCGGATAATCGTTATGATACTGTTCCTGCTCTTCGTTGAGCAGGAGGTAAGCACCCTCTTCAAACTCTTCGGGAGTGGTGCCTGTCTTGTAGGATACCGGAAGAATGTCTTCGGTATTCCAGAATTTGATGTCTTTTTGGATGTATAGCATATTATTACTCATTAATAATCAATAAGCAGACGGTTATTTATATCATAATAAAACTCATTATTGATTGCTTCATAAAGGCAGATTTTTCCTTCAAAATCTTTTGCAGGATAAAAGTCTCGTATTAAAATGTCTTTATCCCAAATTTTACAGCCATAAAACTCAATATAACAAGCAGTGGAATATTGGGGAAAATCAGTTAGACTACCTCCTGTGCTATAAACAGATCTTCCAAAAATCAGAATTGGATAACTTCTATAATTGCCAAAAGATCCTAATGAGGCTATTTTATTTCCATTGATATAGAACCCCTTACTCTTATTATATAATATTGTTTGCCGGGAAGTAAAAGATGCAGGCATTGAAACGGAAAGTTCATTATATCCCCCATATCCGTAATACCATCTATTATTCATAAACACTACCCCGTAAATATTTCCATCATATTGCCAAGAACCAAAAATCGCCTGTTCATTCGTACTATCATAACCCCTAAAATCGATCTGAAACGCAATGTTATCACCGACACTAACACCAGTATCAATGCCACTTTTATTTGACTTTACATAGGGCAGTATAGTAACTCTGCGATTCCCCATCATCACCCTTCTCTTCATCTCTCACCTCCTTCCATTATACTCTTACGACGATTATACCATGTTCTTTTTTCAGCGATACGCCTGTAGCTTTGCCGGCAGGCAGTTCGACGCTTGTTTCCTCCGATTGCCAGCCCGAGCCGTTCGGGATAGGCTGGTTAATCGTTGATCCGGTATTGTTCTTAATGGACAGATAAAACTCCTGCATCTCAGGAACGCTTCCTATATTCGCAAAGTTGATCGCCTGTACAGATGTACTCGAATAGGTAAAACGCAAGTTATACGGTGATGAAGGAAGAGCCTCCAGAGACTCGACATCAACATACTCTTTCAACCTCAAAGAGTCCGATACCTTCGTTTTCTCTTCATCGCTGTAATTATTGTCGGTATGGACATAATCAGCGTCTTTGACTGTATGGTCGTCGTTCTGTAGCTGGGATAGCTTTGTCGGGATCGAAGTCTGAACGTTCGCTATGCTTTGGTTCAATCCGGCGATGATCCCCTGTAATGTATCGGTGTCTTCTACGTTGGCAAGGAAAGCGATGATCTCGTTAAATGACTCGATGGCACTCGATGCGTCACCCGAAACGAGCGTGTTGACTTGCTGCTGCAAGGCTGTCAGCGCGTTCCTGATTTCCGTGTCGTCGTAGCTTTCCCCGTCCTGTCCTTCGGCTACCACACCCGTATCTTCGTCGCCGATTTTCCAGTGCTTCGTTGCCGGATCGATCGAAGGAACCGGAGCATTGTTTCCCCGAAGGTTCGGGGTGTCAAACTTACCTTCAGCCGTCGTGATCGTCAGGATATAGGTCGTGGCATCATTCGTTTTAACTGTGACCTTCACCTCCTGCATGACGGCCGGCAACTGGGCAAACGTATGAACGCCATCAGCCAGCTTCATGTTGAATTTACCGTTTTCCAAACGTTCAAATAACCAGACTGATGTAGGGTAGACGGTTGCGTTATCGGCCCATTCAGCCGTCGTCAGTTCGATCTGTTGATAAATAAATGCACCTTTCTTACTCATTGCTCAAATATCCTTGTTTTATCGTTCGTACTGATTCATTGTAATAATTGGCTCCTGTCAGATAAACATTACCGGGCAAGGCTGTACCGCTGCCGGATTCCTGCCACGAGGCTTTTCCCCCGGCAAGATCATAAAGCCGGTAGAACACATATTCGCCATCTTCCGCTACACGCACATCATCACCGATACGAAAATTGATGGTTGTACCGTCGGTATTGACATAGCTCAATGTATTTTCGTCCGGGATAGCCTCCAACGTCGGGATCTCCGGTTTGTTCTTGATATAATTGGGCGATTCCTTTCCTGAGAGCCAATCAGGGCGAATACCGGAAACGATCCCTTCTGCAGCCTCGGCGGCAGTGTTGGCCCGATCAGCTGCCTCATTGGCTTTTTGAATAGAAATCTCTGTACTTGTTTCCCGTTTGGTTTCTTGACTTTGACGAATTTCCTCCTGGTTCTGGCGAACCACTTCCGCCGCTTCCCGCTCTTCTTCTGATACTCCACGGACTATTTCAGCCGCTTCCCGTACGGCTTCGGCCTTGATACGTTGCTCTTCGGATAAAGTACGAAGCGATTCAGCCTCGACACGGACTGATTCCGACTCTTTGCGTATGCTCTCGGCCTTCGTCCTTTCAACTTCTGTTTCCGTTCTTGTCTGTTCCGCCCTTACCCGACTGGCTTCTACCTGAACGCGAGACGATTCAGATTCTATCCTTGCTGTTTCGGCTTCCTTGCGCAAGTTTTCAGATGTATTTCGCTCACTCTCACTTGTTTTGCGTATGGTTTCAGCCTCCTTACGGACCGTTTCCGATTCCTTGCGTTCTGTTTCGGCGGTTTGTCGCTCTGATTCATTGCTTCTGCGAAGAGCTTCCGCCTCGGTCCGTTTCGTCTCGGAATCCTTACGGGCAATCTCGGAAGTGGAACGTTCCTGCTCAGCGGCAACCCTTTCGATCTCCGCTTCTATACGTGCTGCTTCCGCCTTGATTCGCTCCGCCTCCTGTTCACAGACTTCCACGTTCGTTTGTTCGGTAGCCTCGGCGGCCGCATTGGCCCGGTCCGCCCCGGCATTGGCAACCTCGGCAGCTTCCAGTGCCGGAGCCTGGAACTCGGTCAGTACATCATCCGGCAATTCATGCCAAAGCTCTGCAATCTGGTCTTTCGTCAAGTCCGTAAAGTGCCAGCGAAGATCATCAATGGCAATTAACGACCGCCAGGCCGTATCTTCCTCGCTCTTATATTTCCACTCCAAACCGGTGTCACCTTTGCGAAACTCCGGGGTTTCGCCCGCGTCACCTTTCAAATAGGACAATTGTATCAACGTCTTCCATTCGGACGGTTCGCCACCGGAAACACTCACCTTACGCCACTGGATGGCCGTTCGGTCCGCATCGACCTGGAACTCGACATCATGACCGTCCACACCTTTCAATATCTCAACGGCTACGCGGACCAGCTTGTAACTTGCTCCCAGGGATTGCAGGACGGGAAGTGACGTTATACCGGAAAGGCTCTTTACTTCCTCCCATTCGCCCGGATCCTTCGAATTGCTCGATATGAGCTTTTCGACCTCGACCGCGATCTTTCGTAAGTCTTCTATCGTGAGTGTCTTACCGTCCGATGTAATTATATCGCCTACTGCCATACATGTTCCATTTTTTATTTAAAGTTCATTCCGCATCCGAAACCTGTACCGTCATTTGCTTCTTTTCCTGGAACTTCTCTATCAGAATAGCAACAATACTTTTTTGTTCTTCACCCGTCAATGCATCCGGATCAGAAAGCGACAAGGTCAGACGTTTTCCTTCCGAGTAGTTCATATACCCTACCTGTTTGCCGTCCTTCTTTATGTAAGAGACAAACGAATGTTTGTTTTCCGAGAGGTCATGGGTTGCCATATATTCGGCCGACACATTACCGGATTGGACTGTTCCGTTTGATGTCAATACCTGTGTTTCCATATGCCTACTTTTTTTCTATCAGTTCTACAATCTGTCCATATCCCCCCGGATTGAGCACCGCAGCGGCCTGCTTGACCAAAGCTGCTTCCTCGGCCGTCAGCTCCACTACGCCTTTTGCCTTGGATATCTTGCAATACAATTCATAGGAGGCAAGCTTCTGTTTCGCGACCATCTCGGCATCCGACGACGGACGGATAAAATCCCCGCTGAAAAGAAGCAGGCTTACCGTTTCATCTATCATCTTGGCTTTTTCTTCCTCGCCTTTTCTTTCTTTTATCTCTTCCCCGTTCCAAGCTTTGAACGGCACATGCAAATTCAGTTTCATAAATTTCTATTTTTTTGAGATTAAAAATTATCTGTATTAAAATCAACCGAACGTGGCTTTGTACAAGCAACGGCTATGCCATTGTCAAATACAAACCAAGTATCGCTGTTATCTATTCTATAAGCCCCTTTTAAGCCCCCTCTCACATTCCCTTTCGGACTTTTGGTGAAATATCCATCTGAATAGATATAGCCATCAAACCAAGCAGCCCAAACAGTGTCTCCGGATGGGTAAGAAGGAGATTGTTTGCTAGAACCATAAATCGCTGCTGAACCGGGAGCACGTCCTATCGCTTTCACTCCAAAACGGCCTTGTGTGGACGCTCCAAATGCGACATCAACCAATCCGTCATTATTATTACCATAACCCATTTTTATAGTGCGGGATTTATCCCCGAAATAATCCAAACCTTCCCATACAAGACGATTATTTATTATCTTGAAAAGGCCAATCTGGCCACCGTTCGCCGTAATTGTCCCGCTAAACGTCCCGTTTTTGGCAGTCATATTTCCAGATCCGTCTATGCTGAAGCCACTATTAACAGTAGTATAACCTTCCAAATGTATCTGGTCTGCACCTATTGCGACCGTGCTTAACTGCTTGCCTACATATGTGGAAACATAAGCCTGAGTCACCAGCCCCCTATCGTTAACTTCTTCCGCAAAAAGCGAAGCGAATCCCGACTTGGTGATGAAACCAGAGGTCTTTACATATCGGTCCAAATTGTTCACGTCAGTCGTTACCGCCTCAATACTATCCGCCTGGATGTCGATCTGGCTTTGCAGTTGTTGTTTAAGACTGTTAGTCCCGTTTTGGTATTCTGAATAGGTCACACGGGCATTGATATCGTCCGCCATGATACTAAGCTGGCTGTCATAGCGGCTCGTGATCACTCCTTCGGAATCCTTGATCTGTTTCGTGGCCCATAGCTTGATCCGCTCCTCGCTCTGCTCTATGCCGGTGGCAAGGTAGAGGAACGCGTCAGCCGCACTATCGTTACGGAGCGTCACGCCGTATATCAGTATTTCTCCTGTAAAAGCAATGTCGAAATCACCTTTCTCATCCCACATACCGGTATGGTAATAAAGGGTATAACCGCCCGAAGGAGGCAAACTTTCTTCTTTGTAAAGTTCCGATCCGGACACCCCGGCACGCAATGTACCTGCCCTTAATACCCGGTAATGGAAAGAGAAAGAATAGGTGTATTTTCCATCCTCGCTCGGATTGGAATGCATCGGGATATCCATTAAGTCGTTTGCCTGACCGGCACTACTGTTCAGAATCCTCAAGACACGACGGTTTCCGTCACGGTACATACCAACATACGTTTCTTTATCCACATAGAAAGAGGACGGCAGCCAAAGCCATCCATCTTTGACTGGGATGTAATGCACCAGGCTCTTCGTATCCCAATAATAGGTGTTGGACGCAAACGAAGGGTTCCGGAGGATATTCCCCTTTTCCCCAGATATATCATTTCGTACACCCTCTATCTCGCTACGGAGCTTGCCTTCCATCACTTCGAATGTCTGCTCAATGGTGCTTCCGTCTTCCAGGTAATAGGTGCTATGCTGAAAGATACCACCATTAATATAGATGCCATGCCCTGTAAGGGTACGCCCGTTGACCGTCAGCCCCCCCAGATTCCCGATGCGGACCTTCGTATTGTCGGCTATGAGTTGCGGACTGGTTACTTCATCGAGCACATCTATATAAGGAGCATAATCGTCGGAAGAAGTCAAATAGATAAGCCCCTGGCGATTCTTCTCCTCAAGGTTCCCCATACGGAACGCTACGTCACCTGCCTTTGGCACGCTCCCGCCCTCGATCACTTTAAGGTCGAACCTCTCCGATGTCACGTTTTCCACTTCGGCAAACAAGTAACGGATTCCACCTTTCCCGTCCCGTTGCTGGATACGAACAAGGTCACCATCCCGAAGATTCATGAACATTTCGCCCCCCATATCGTCCATCTCACAGCGATAACGACGTGTTCCGAGCGGAGTGACCGTCTTTATCTTGTTAAAATCTGACACGATATGGGAACCGTTCAGCCCCAACACTTGGGAATAAACCAGCTCGTAGACTTTAAATGTCTTCCGCACCGTCCAGTTGTCCACCGTACCGGAAGCTGTAGGCGAATCAATACGCCAGCCATAACCGAACATACCGGAAGCAAAATCACGGCTGCCTATGGAGTTACCTATAATTGCATCCGAACGGATCACAGCCGATTCACCTTCAATACCACCATCAGCCGTAATTTTCCAACCATTTCCCCCTTCAATACCGGTCAAAAAGTCAGGTGAACCGATACTTTCATGAAATCGGATGTTTCCTAATGCGTAATCGTCTATATCTTTACGGATAAACATGCCATCCATTTCTATAATGGCACCACGTATAGCGTCTTCTATCTCCTTCAGTGCCCGAAGTGCCGTAAAAGCATTCGTATCCGATGGCCGGATATCATCGTTCAGCTTTATATGATAAATACCACTGCCACTACCACCAGTCCCCGGAGTACCGATACTCGCGATTACTTCTGGCTTAATTTTAAGTATAAGATTGTCATTTTCAACCTCATACAACAGATCACCCTTATCTTCATCTAACTGATATCTCATTGTATTTTCGGAAGGACTTGAACTGCTATTTTCAACATTTGCTCAGCGACATTAGGCATCTCGAATATATTATATACCAAATAAGCACAAGCGTAACAAATCGCGGGCATTAATGATTCACCGTAATTCGAAAGACTATCATCAGATAAGTCCGTCATGCTTTTTACATAATTGAAATATTGTAATTCACCGGACGGAAAACATTCTATACACAGCCCTGTCTTATTATGAGAAAAAACGCATGAAGGTTTATTTACACCACTTCGGGTAACGGCATTGTGTTGAATCTTATAGTCTTCACTTCCAAATGGAGAAACTCTCTGGACCTCTCTTTTCCATCCCGAAAGACGTAGAGACACAAAACGTAAAAAATCTTGCGGTAAAGGAATTACCGTACAACCTTCACTACTTGTTCCGCCAGATGTCATATTTCCGGTGTTCAACAAAGCAATAGAGACATTTTCATCCTGTGCTATGAGATTTATAGCATCAGGTATAACAGATTCTATATACTCTGCCAGCTTTACTGTATCTTCTGATAACAATGAGAGATTTTCTTCCTCGCCTATCTCATTCATTATCGCTCTGGTTTTATCTATTATACCCTGCTTTGTCATGATTATCTCATATTAGGGAATGATACACTCTTTTTCTTGGCCGCTTCTTTTACGTCCTGTTTACTCTTCAGAGAATCTAACTGGACACCATGCTTGGTGACTAACACATTTATAGCATCCTGAACACGCGTAATGTAATTATACTCTTTTACCTTACCGTTGCTTGCTACTCTCTCTTTAGACTGCATAGGCGAAATTACTTCAAGAAAGAAAAGCTCACCATACCTTGGGTCTGACTCTATTGCATCTTGCAACCGTTTGTCAGAAGTTACAAATCTCGCAGATACCCGTGATACCCCAGATGGAACACCTCCTGTAAATTCAATACGTCTTGGAATACCACCTACATTAATAATCGTCGAAAGTTCGGCAGACGATGTACCATATATTTTCTTATACATAACCTTATCTCTATCTAAAAAGGGAGAATCTAAAAAATGCAGAATCTCCCTTTTCTAATTAAACATTAATTATCAGGCTCCGATATAGACATCTCCATCATACTTTACCCATTTTGTCCCATTCCACTGAGCCAACATACCGGCCTTCAACTCATCGTTGGTTCCAGTCGATGCGACATCCTTCTTCAAGTACAGGATAGCGCCTTCCTTATTTCCCTCACTTGGCAAAGTCGCACCATCATTTGTTTTTGCCTTTACAAGATCTGGTTCCGCATCATTGAAACCGGACGTGTTCGGCTTGATCAGCAGATGACTGTATCCTTTCAACGTTAAACAGTCTGTCTGAATCGTAACATTGCGTTCAGCAGCTTCGCCCTGCGTTTCCATATTGATATTCCGTCGCTCCTCCTCCATTTTGTAGAGAACCAACATATCAAGATCAAGACAAATACCGATCTCCGACAAACCGACTTCGTCCAGAATAGGCAAATGGACAACATTCATCGTTCCGAAAGAGCTTTCGAAGGCTTGGAATTTGATACCCCATTTCTCTCTGGATTTCACGTTAATATCTTTCGTCAACGTGTAATCGACTTTCATCATATCTTCCAACAAATCCTTGCCGACACCTACAAAGGCTTCCTTGCTTCCGTTGTTACCGGTAAATTTCATTTTGGTAATACCGATAAAATCCGCAAAGCTGAACTTACCTTTCGTATATTCATAGTGTTTCTTGATGGACCACATGATACCCTCCTGAAAATACACGTTTTCAATTCCACGATTCGGATATTGCGCATCCTTGATCGCGATCTTACCCTTGATACCCAGCAAATAGGACACTTCGCATTTGCGACGGAATTCCCAAAGGTCATTTTCCATCACATCTTCCTTATCCCAGGCCACCTTTTTCTTTACATTCTCAAAATATTCGGTAAACTTGGTGTTGGACATCTTCCGCTGCATATAGACTTCGCGAGGCGTAGGCGCCTGATTGGTCGGAGGACAGAACAACTGGCTTTCGCTGCCGGCCTTGGCCATACAATACAAGGCCGTGCCCTCCGGAATAGAAGGAACATAACATTCCATGTCTGCCGGGTTTTGCTTTTTCCCATTAATGGCTACAACTACTGGAAGCCCCGACGAAGCATCCAGTGCCACAACATAAAGCATCAGATCCACACCGGGAGTGACCGTCGAACCGTCGCTTGCATAACCGTCCACTCCACGAACGTTGATTGTGTCATATACGTTAAACACACTGCCGTCCGCTGCATCAATAGGCAATGCTACACGTTTTTTACTTGCAGACTCCGCATGTTCATCGTTCGTGATACAAGTGATACGGGAAGCATCGATATTATAATGCTTGACAACATAATTCGTTTTTCTCTTTTTCTTTGCCGCTTTTCGGGCAACCGTGTCAATCGGGAAAAAATCAGGACGGAATTTCGCAATATCCTCGTCTATGTCTTCAGCTATGATATCGCCCGTTTCACCACCTCTTTCCAAAGTGGTCACAGAAGTATCCTGCCCTCCTAACTGTGTTTGCAAACCCTCATGGCCTTCCGTAGCCGTACCCCCTTCTGGTGCTGGCGGAGCAACAGTCACCCCTTCAGCCATAAGGACAGATGCATCTCCAAACGCAATCCCAAGAATCATTAACACCAAGGATAAAATAAATCCCTTTTCGTTTCTCACATAATTTACAAATTTTCCCATCGCTTTACTTATTAAAAATTGATTAATCATTCCATACGCTCGACTTGTAAGAAGGCTTTTTTTCGGCACGTTTAACCGTTGAAGCGGTGCTTGCCCCTAATCTTGGCAATCCGTCACCGGCATTATCCTTTCTCATCCTGTCAATCTTTTGATTTCTCCCTGCAACAACACCAGACTGAAAAGATTCTTCAATGTCTGTCTTATAATTCATGGCATTGTACAACATTTCCAACAGTTCGGTAGTGTAGTTTCCTTTGAAAATGGGCTCAAGTATCCGGCTGTAGGCACTGTCAAGAAATTCATCGATATCGATTTTTCTGGATGTGGCAAATTCATCCAGAACCGGTAAACTCGCTTCAATATTTACATCGTATTCCTCTTTGCTTTTACGCATGGATTCCAATTCTTCCATGCGCTCTTTCTCGGCATTCTGCAAATCATTCCACTCGTCCGAACCTTCTTCTGCTCCCAAAATATCCTTTCCGAAATATCGTACAAGAGCCGAAGTTGCCCCCCTTTTGCCGCCAGCCATGTCCGAAAGGACTTGTGCAAGGCGCGGATCTTTTGAAAGTATTTCGGTCATGCGTTCCTGTGATTCGTCATTCTTTTGCCGATAATCAAGCATGTCAGAATAAACAGAGTCTTCGTCTTCACCGTAAGACTCTCCCATACGAGAACGCATATAATCCAAATAAGCCTGTTTCTTGGAAGGTTTATTTGTCGCCCCTGAAGATTCCACAGGTACTTTTTCTTCTTCGTTTCCTACATTATTATCCATGAAATAATATTTAAAGTATTACTTTAGCAAAGTAAAGACATTATTTTGTGGTTTAATATGTTATAATGTTATATATTTGAGCCATTATAACAAACCAAAGCATTTTTTCATGGCAAAAACAGAGAACTGGCAAAAAAAAGATGATGTATTTAAGGCATACGAAAGGGCAATAAAAGAATTGGGGGATGTCGCACGCCGGGTTCCCAAAAATACGATCATAGAAAAAGCGATGTCTTATCCGGCTCCAAGGTATTACATCACCTTAGAAGTCGCTATCAGAAACATATCGCTTATGTATAGAGGGATACAACCGGACATGTACAACCCCATGAAAATAGACATGTACGACAGTATTTTCAGGAAATTTGTTGCAAAAGGGCTAAAATATCCGGGATATAGCTATTTGGAAACCATCATCAATAATGAAGCTCCTTCTTTCTATATCGAAAAAAGGCAATTTGTACGCATTATCAATGACAAATTAAAAAGAAAATGATCCTGGTATTCATATTTATCCTTTTTTATTCCCTATCACGGTACTACGATCTAAGCGATTACGGACTGTCCTCCGGATTCCGATATTGGCAACTGATTACATACAATTTCATACATCTGACCTTTATGCACATGTTCTTCAATTCAATCGGATACCTGATATATAAGCCGGTGATTGCAGAATATTATGGACGCAAAGCCCCAATTATCGTAATACCAATATCTGTAATCCTGTCTTCTGCAATCTTTTGCTCTGGAAAACCGACATTCGGCGCATCAACCATCATATTTTCCATGATCGGCATGTATTTAAGCAAGATATGGCAAGATAGGCATTCGAAGCGACAGAAATATACAATCATGTTGCTTATAATGTTAATAATGCAGTCAATATTCGGCTATAATGTCATTAATTGGCAAATACATACTTCAGCTTTAGCAATCTCATTCATTTTATCTCGATTATGCACGACATTCACAATGATTTCGAGATCGAAAATATCTTGGAAGAAAACAGAAAAAGACACGAAATAATAAACGCACCATACAATCCAGTCACCGGTCTTGGTGCCGTAGGGGAACGAAAAAAGATTTCAATAAAAGACTCCCCTATTGGTGATATGTATTTACCGGTTGAATTGATAAAAGAAAACCTGTTTATCCGTAGACTTGCCAAATATGGATTCAAAGGATATATTACCCGATTTATTAAAGAAGTGGAGTATTCCGAAGAAGCCCTAAACCAGCTTTGGATTGAATTTATAAAATATCGGATAATATACGATTTTGAATACTGGACCTATTCATTCATCTTTATAAAAGATAAAGTGAGCCCAAAAGATATCCCATTTAAACTAAACCGTGCGCAAAGAAGAGTACTGAATAAACTTGAAAAACTACGAAAGGCCGGAAAGCCTATCAAGTTTATCCTCTTAAAAGCACGACAGTGGGGAGGATCAACACTCGTCCAAATTTATATGCTTTGGATAATGCTCGTACACCGTCGAAACTGGAATACCGTCATTTGTGGAGATGTGGAAACACAGTCAAGAAACGTTCGGGCAATGATCACAAAGGCTTTAAACAAATACCCTTCTTATCTGCTTGGAGAAACGGTTAAATTCACACCCTTTGAAGGTTCAAGCAAAAACAAAGTCATTCAAAACACAAATTGTGTTGTCTCGATCGGATCTTTCCAAAAACCCGATACACTTCGAAGCGGTGACATATCAGGAGCTCACCTAACCGAAATTGGACTTTGGAGAGCTACACCAGGCAAAAAGCCGGAGGACCTTATCCAGTCTATATCCGGTTCCATTTATGATACAGCATATACGATTTTAGGGTTGGAAAGTACGGCAAAAGGCGTTGGTAATTTTTTTCATCGTACATGGCAACAGGCTGTCAAAGGTAAAAATAACCTGCTCCCTATTTTTGTAGCATGGTTTGATATTGATATTTATTCAATCCCTATTGATGACCACGAAGAGTTTATCCATTCTATGGACGAATACGAATGGGACCTTTGGAAACTGGGAGCTACACTGGAAGCTATCGCTTGGTATAGAGAAAAAAAGAAAGACATGAAAGATATTTGGCGTATGAATTCCGAATATCCAAGCACTCCAACAGAAGCCTTTCAGTCTACTGGACGACGACGTTTCCGGCTTTCAGACACGCTCAAACTACGCGAAACTTGCATCGATCCTATTTTTCATGGTGAAATTTCAGGTTCGGAAGAAACGGGTATAGGAAGCCTTCAGAATCTTCGGTTGTCAAAAGAAGAAATAGGCTGCTTGTCCATTTGGAAAATGCCGGATAAATCAAAACGATATCGAAATCGTTATATTGTCGTTATGGATGTAGGGGGAGTTTCAGATGAAGCCGACTACACGGATATCACCGTCTTTGATCGCTATTGGATGATGGACGGAGGCATCCCGGAAGTGGTAGCCGAATGGCACGGCCATATCGACCATGATAAAGGCGCTTGGAAGGCTGTACAGATGGCAACATTTTATGCTGACGAGGAGGATGCTATGGTTGTAATAGAAAGTAACACGCTTGAAACAGAAGGCACGGAAGGCAATAATTTCGAATACATCTTAGACGAGATAGCAGGGCATTACTCCAATCTCTACTGTCGCACCCCGGCCGACCAAATCAGACAAGGCGCCCCAGCAAAATGGGGATTTCACACCAACACATCAACCAAGCCTATGGTTATCTCCCATCAAGCAAAAGCAATACGGGATTCTTTATACATCGAAAGATGCGAGGAAGCCGTAGACGAACACGACACATTTGAAATCAAAGAAGATGGTAAAACAATGGGAGCTGTTGAAGGAATGCATGATGACAGACTCATGACTCGTGCTATCGGCGTATGGATCTGCTATCGGATAGGTCTTCCATTTGCCGTAAATACCCCAATAGCTACACCAACCCGTAAAGTCATATCGGAAGCTACAATATGAAACGAGGCAAGATCGGAAATGATCTTGCCTCGTTATTTAAAATTATGCCCGGATTTGACCTATGATCTCAGAAGGAATTCCCTGAAGTTGCGCCATACGACCTTCCTCTTGGGCCTGCAACATCTCCGCTTCATCCCGCTTAATACTTTCCAAGATACGTTCAGCAAACGGAAGCGACGAATTTTCAAGCAATTGCTTGACATTTATTGCCTGATTTTTGTAAAGCTCCATCAAGAACTCATTCATCACCATTTGATAAACCGGAGTATTAGAACCTTCCGTAATATAGACATCTATTTCTGAATCTTGCACCTTTTCCAGATCATACCATTTACTTTCTTTCGAATAGTCCGATCCGGCAAGGTCTATATATCGAGCAGAAGTATAAAATTGCTGAATCGTCTTCATTACTTTATTGTCTCGCTTCTTTTGAAAATTACGAAAAGAATCAAGCAAGCCTTTAACATTCATACTTGAATTCTGAACCTGCTGGGCATAAAGCGAAGATGGCGTATTAGAAGATGGCGTTTGGCCTTGCATTGCAGAATTTACACCAGAAATATCATTGATAAGTTTCAATTGTAAGTTCAATAGTTCGTAATCTCCGGCAACAGCCGCAGATCCGTTATATTGATGAACGATATTCTGTATATTCTGGCCCTGTTTAAGACGAACAAAAAGCACACCATTATAACGCACATATTCATCTACAATCTGCTCCCGGCTCATTCCCTGAAAAGCATCTTCATCCACAATGAGAAGTCCTTTCGCAGTAGACGAACGAATAAAATCGATCATCGTAAGCGTCCGGTTTATGTACTTTTGCTGATCAATAAAGTCATCAACAAAATTAAAGACTTTACCATTGACAAACGGATAAATGTTCAATATGTAATTATGCTCTTTATGCCAGTAAGGTGAACGCCCTTCCTGTAACACATCTCCGAACGGAGTCATGTAACGATAGTACCAATATTGCTCAATTGAATAGGTATATTCCACAAGAAGCACATCTTCCGGGTCCATGCCGTTAGCTAACGCTTCTTCCATACGCTGCTTATTTAAAACATCTATCGATTTTCTGTCGGAAAGATTGGAATACCACCATTCCCCACTCAATAGGTCACGGCAAAAAAGTGCTTCCCGACTTTCCTTTTTCCAAACAAGAATCACCCGGCAAAGATCTGGACGGGACGGCATATAAAAATCCATATTTTTGTTCTGGTCCCCTTGTAATCCAAACGAATCAGCCCAGGTAGCCCCGTTATGATCACCGTAAATCCGATAAATATCATCACAGGTTGTTTTATCACGGGCAAATGCGGCCACAATATCCGAAAGAGTCATATCATACATTTCCCCGATAATACGAAGATCCCATGTCCGAGGATCTTCTATATCCGTGTTGAAGAATAACCGATAAGTATTGGTTGGATAAACCCACACATCCAAATTTTGTTTAGCCGGATTCATGCCGTACTCTACCCGTTGGGCACATAACCCTGAAAGCATAAGATTCGTCAAACTTGCAGCATCCATTTCCGTCGTTTCGTTGATCTGATGGCAATACTCAATTGCAATGCTCATCATTTCTCCAATCTTACTTTCCCTTTTGTCCCTAACAACACAAACGGGCTTCGTTTGGTTATTTCGGAATTGTCCGTCGATATTTTTCAAAATCGGGCGAATGACATTGTTTTTCAAAGGCACTTTACCCTGCGATCGAATATATGCACTTTCTGTCACTTTCTTCCCACTTGCTGGATCAATAACAAGATCGCCCCATTGATCTTCAAATCCATACATCTGGGAACGTGCAGCCTTCTTGCGAACCTCACTAAGTCCCCACCAAGCATTTTCAGCCTCTTTCAGCACATCTGTAGCCTTTGTCAAACTAATAGCTGACCGGGTGCGACCACCCCGCTCCACTCCCGGTTTCAATCTACGGTTATAAAACTTTCTATTCATCTCCTATTTTGTCTAATTCGTTAATCATCATTTCTTTTGTCTTTCTCGCCTGTTCGTAAAGAGCTTTCTTTTCTTCTCCATCCATCAAGCGGGCCATATCATACATACTTTCAATCGCTTTTTTATAAAAGCCGGTCGTTTGATAACGTCGGTATGCACGACTATTGGCAAAGGATTTGTAATTACCCGACAGGTCCTTACCCCCTTCGAGCCCTTTACGGTACATCCTATCCCTACTCTGCATCTCTTCATACTCTTTCACGTAATGGTTATAGCGTTCGTTTGTATAATTACGCGGAACCATATTTTCTGTGTCATAGGTCAGCCCGCTCACAACTGGGATATTCCTAAGCTGCACATCTCCGGTTACTGCGCCTTCCACCGTTTTGTAACATTGAGCAATGGCTTTACCTACGCCACCTAAGTACTGTTCGAAAAGGTACTCTACGGCAGAAGGATTCAAAAGAGCATAATCCAATTTTCCTTTAGAGGCATAATCGCCTCCCGACAGACTATTCAGCCGTTCGGAGGCTTTGATTATCGCTTTGCTGGTTCCAGTCGTTACCTTATGATATTCTGGAACATACTTATTAAACTCGTTGCGCCCCGTGATCCGTTTCCCGAAAAAGTTCTGATTCCAAAGGTATGCATCGGTGATCGGGGTAAACATATCCGGAGTAAATACTCGTATTGCTGTTTCTAGCCAATTATCTGAGCCTTCAGCTTCGAATGAGAAGGGAAGCAGTGTCATCATCCTGCCCGTCACATCAGCAGTAAAGCTGCGCCCCTTATATTCACCACGAAGATATTGTGCACTCATATCACCCAATCCATACAAAGCACGAAGTTCCACAGATAAGGGCAAAAGAACATATTTTCCTTCTCCTACCGGAATAATCACATTGTTTTGCCGTACATAATCTGGGATCTCGTTATATTCATCGTTATCCCCCAACAGAAGGTCCGTCAACATACAATAGGCAAATCCCAGTGTTGCCCACATGGCGATCGCCGCCGAAGCACGGCCAGGATTTGCTTTCGCTGCACCAAGGAAATTATGCGATCCCTGAACGGCCGCATTAAAGAAGAAATAGAAGTTCTGCGCACACACAGCACCCATTGCTCCACTTCCTCTCCGATTGAAGTTCACGGATGCTTCCTTGGCCGCGCTAATACTTTGTAGTTCCGACATGCCGGTTTCTTTGGCAGCCAGATAAGTCGCAAAGCGGGACGTGTTTTCTATAATAGAGTTGACGGTTTCGAAATAACCTCCCAGCATATTGAACACATCTTTTACTTGTAACCTACCGCCAGCACTTTTACGAACCATCCGGTCAACCTCACGTTTATACTTTTCATACCCCATAACTGCTACAAATCCCGTACGTCCACCACCTTTCAAAAAGGTTTCGTAAGACGAACGCATTTGTTTGGCTTTCGCCCCCTTTTCCTCAAAGCCAAACGAAACACGCGCAATACACCTTATGGCCGGTATGATATTTTTCAGATATCGGCCTTCGAATCCAGCTCCGTATCTTACGAAATTCATCGTATTGGTATAGAACAAATCACGGACAAAATTTCGTATGATGAAGTTCACAGAGCGTGAGGTGTAATTAAGCATCATAAACTGCCGGATCCGGTTCAGTGCTTTTAACACACTATTATTCAAATTCTGGTTATTTAGCCCATTAATAGCTTGTGATACACGAGGATCTCCATTGATGTAAACAAGCAAATCACGGCCTCCTTCTTTTACACGGACAGTATGTTGTTTCTCTTGCCAATCCTTGACGGGGACACCGAGGGTAAGCACTTCGCGACGAGTCTTCGCCTCACCTTTCTCCCGCAGATCCTTCATCTTTTCCTCGAAATCATTAATGATCTTGGCATTTTCTGCCGGATCTTCCACCAGACCTTCGGCCGAAACAGCCTTCCACATAGGATTGCCTTCCGCATCTACTCCACTTTTTACGTACCACTGGTTAGAAACTGCAGCTGCTTTTGTCTTACTATTTCTTACCAGATTGGCAAAACGGAGTTTTGTCAGATTCTTATACCCCATCATCGTAGCGCTTTCGTAATCATGAGCGATGTTGGCAAGTACGGCACCAGCCCTTGACTTACGCCCACGGGCTTTCTTTATCGGGTTCGACACAATATCCTTGTCCGCATCGAAATAGTCGAACAGGTCGCCGGCCGTCGTTTCATCCCATTCCTTTAAAGGGATATAATATTCGTACATATTCTGCAGATTATCCCTCTCCTCACGGCCGATCAAGTTCGTCTGGTACATCTTTTCCAGCGTTGCCTGTGTGGCAGCTTCCACCGCTTTCCATAGGCCATTAGTGCTGTGGCTATTCTCATATTTTTCAGCCCAGTCTTTCAGCTTTTGCTCTTCCATCATATCAGAATCAAAAATTTCTTTACTAAGAGCTGTAAGACCGGAGAAGTCCTTCAATTCAAGCGACATCCGTTTCTTCTCTATAAGGTCAGACGTTTCATTTTCCCTTTCCTCTATTCTCTTATCAACGGTCTTTCTCATGTTTTCAAGCTGTTTAGACGAATAATTACCTGATTTTTCCTTTTCCGTGAAGTAATCTTCCATTTCTTTCTTAACACGCTCAAGTTTATCCTCCTTCCGTCTTCTGTACTTCTCCAGCTCATCCTCTCTCATTTTCTTGTTCCTTTCAAGTCCATGCTTGATCATCATATAGTTTTCAACATCGCGATTTCTCTGGGCATCAAAATGGCCGTCCACAGTAGACAGCCGGGATACTTCATCCACCAGCTTCTTAAACTCCGTCTCCTTGAATTTTTCCACATCATACTGGCTTTTCGACTGGGCTGTATTTTCATATACATACGCATTCTCAAAATCCCGTATCTTATGTCCAGTCTCTTTTTCTACTTCTTTTTGGAACTCACGAAGCGCAATCATCCTATCTTGATAACCTTCCCGGAAACGCTGATAGAACTTCCGGGATGATGGTGAGGCTGATTTCAATCCTTCTATCACGCTTCTAATAGCCCTAACCATGCTACGACGTTCTTCTGCCGAAGTGGCAAGCATCGTTCCGCTACTAACCAACGGATCACGGAACAACAATGTATCACGCATATTTCCATCTTTGGCCACTTTATGAATGATCGTAACAAGTGAATCACCTTTTTCAAGACGGTTCTTACTCTTCCATAACATATAAGCAATATCTTCATCCCGCATACGCAAATCGATTCCCAACGACCGGAAAAATCCGCGGATGGCCGATTTTATCTTTTGCCAAATGGACGGCTCGGATACACCGTTTTCTGCAACAGAAGCCAAATACTCTTCCGTCGCGATCCTGAAGTCTCCCCCATAGCGGGAAAGTCCGGCACGGGTAACCTTACGGCGCACATCTTCCGGTAGGTTGCGATAGACAGAATCCATCATGTCGTCAAACTTTTCTCCTAATAGTCCGCGAAGCCCTTTATGCGCAACGACCTCGTGTAAAATGGTCGCTTGTGCGTCGGCGATGCTTTCGGCATTGGGCAAAACCAAATATACTTCGCCAGTTTCCATATCATACCAACCTTTGGACCCTCGTTTCTTCCGTTGAGTATCTTTGTTATCGTCCGTGATATCGTTTACATCCCGGATGATGTGTATCGGAATATGTAGGCCACTTGCCAATTCATCTACGGCAGACGATATTTTTCCCTCGTCAAGGGTTGGATTTACAAAAGATTCCACTATCTTTGTGGCAGATGAAAGGGTTTGCTTATCTATTTCCTGCTGAACCGGTTGTGACGCTGAGGAGAGATAAGCAAGGCCTTTCTCGGAAACTTCTGAATTTCCTTGTTTCACCTGTTCTTCAGGCAAGACAAAAGCCACGTCAGCGTAATTGGTACGCTGTTGGTCAAGGAAATTCAGAAGTTTTTCTTTATCTGCATTAGTTAATTTTCCATCCAATATCCATCTAACAATACTATCATTATTCTTAGGAAATACGTTTCGTACACTATTAACCTCCAACACACGCCCTTTTACTGTCGGACGAATAAACATTCCAACAAGGAAATTCTCTCCATTATGCTCTAACATTGTAAGGATATTCTGCGACTTCTCTTTATTTCCGTATGAAAAAGTCGCTATCGGATTTGCTATAGCTTCGGGCAAATTCATTACTTCGGACAAATCGTAATCATGTTTGCCAGAAGTAGCCTTGTACTCAAGTTGAGACGCTGGCATTTCTATCGGTAAATCCGGAATACCCGCAGCCTGTAAAAACCTAGACGGATTCCCCAGCTTATAAACATGCCCTTTAGGCAAAGAACCGTCAATTTGTCGCTGCAATTCTTCGTTGAACCGCGTGTTCACCTCTTCGATATTCCCAGAAGCCGGCGCATAAGAAGCCGGTTTTCTTAATGCGTTATTGATAAACAGCTGGTCTTCACGGGCTATATCCTCTGTATCCAAAGCAAGGGTATTCCTGCGTTCCTCCGGTGTCATAGACAAACGCCTCTGCACGTTGCGGGCTTCTGTCTCTCCGGCATTACGCATATAAATACCTTCAGCATCTTTCTTGCTAAGTATCCCTGTTAAATAGCTTTTACCTTCCCTATGTCCTTTCTCATAAGCATCTCTTAGCTCTTTTGAGGTATGGTAAACAGCCAGTGTCTCGATCGGCCCATAGTCTGAGTACATGCCATTTCTACCATAAAGAGGACCCATCGCGGACCTGACAGCCCAACGCATGTATTTATACTTTCCCCTTTTAATCAATTTTTCAGCCCTTTTGCGAATAAATGCGGCGGTATTAAGCGTATTTAAATCAGCCGTATCTATTTTATATTGAGTATCCAAATATCTGCCTATCACTGCTTCTGGATTGTCGCCTGCCTCAAAACCTTCATATGATTGAATCGCATGCTGTATCTCATGGGCGATAGTCGATTCATAAAGCCAAGGCCTGTTATGCGCCGTATTGATAACGATTTCATTGCGTTCAAACCATCCGCCGCTATACTCGTCCGGATGAGATTCCAACCGGAATTTCAATTCTTTCAACCTGGGATAGGCCGCGAACAACTCGTCATCTTTGAGGATTTCGCTTAGGCTGTAGTTCTTGCCTTTTTCGAAATTCTCAGGTGGAGCATATTCAAAATCCGGTGTCTCGTAGCGCCACTTCCCGTCAGCACCACGCTCCCAGCCGGTAGCAAGTTTGATTTTACGTGCATTTTCCCGGTCATTCGCTTGCAGGATAGAGAGTAATCGCTTATCTTTGATGTCGGATAAAGGCGAGTTACCATCCATTCCAGCTTTTTGTATTGTTGGGGTAATGGATAGTAATTTGCCTTTCTCTATGTTAGTCAACTTGTGGTCATAATACCGCTCTCCATTGTTTTGATTGGCAATAACGGCTTTCACCGTATAGTCAACACCGGCTATTTTCAACCCGCATACATAATAAGAGAACGATTTAACACCTGGATATTTCTCTAAATCCTCGTTAGCAAGTTCTTCTATAAAGATAGAGTTTTCAATAATCTGAGGTATGGCTGCGATAGATTGCAGATGCTCCACATCCTTGTAATCATGCTGCAAAATCTCGCGAATACCACCCCGGCTATTGCCTCCTGTCACAGAGATAACAACTCCTGTGTCTTTGTTGGTATATTCACCACGCAGCCTTTTCCCATACTCCAGTGCATTCTTCTTATATTGTTTCAGATCATCGCTCGGCTCGATCTCCCTGCCTGTTATTTCCACCGGCTCACTTTTACGCAGCTTTTCTATCCGCTGCTTCTTTTCATTGAAAGCGGATTCCATCTCCCTTGCCACATTCAAGTTGTCAAGACGGGTAGTTGCTTCTTCTGCTGCATCAAGCCTTGCTGCTCCCTGCTCACCGATAAAGCGGAAGCGGGGGTCGCTCTTCCGGGCGTTGAAGCGTTGAGACAGGGGGATGATGTTCCCTTTGTCGTCCCGGGTAACCAGGTCGTTCAACTTGCGGTTGTTCCGGGTGTCCTTATACAGGTAGTCGCTCTTGTCGTCATATCCCCATTCGTTGATGTCGTTCCCGTCCCAATAGAGGTTCTCAGCCGGTACACGTTCTTCCATCATCCGGTAGTCCCCCTCCAAGGCGTGGTTGCCGTGCTGCCGGGCATAGGCTTCGGAGAGTGTCACCCAGTCACCGTTCCGGACGCTTCCCTCTTTGAGTGACTTGGGCACCGCCCGGTAGATGGTGACCATCGGCTTTTCTCCTTTATCTATGGCGTCCAACGCCTCGCTGATAGCCGCTATGCTCTCTTCCCGGTTCTTGTCCCGGTTCATGCGGAACTGTTCGTCCAGACTGTCGCGGATGTTGTCTTTGTTCTGAGCCACGTCGACCATACTCTTGTCGATGCCCTCTTCATCGTAGGAGGGGGCACGGTGCGCCATTCTGAACTCATCCGTCGACAAATAGCCTTTGCGCCGGGCGGCTTCGTTCACGAGGTCGCGCATGCGGCTCTCGTCTTGGGCTTCGACGGCTTCAAGGTAGGCGCGATCCAACGCTTCGCTCGACATCAGTTCAAACTCTTCCAGTCGTTTTCTTTCTGCTGCGGCAGCTTCCTCTTCCCGTTTGCGGGCGGCTTCCATGGCGTTGCGCTCATCCTGCGCCTGCTTGACATAGCTGTCGCGCAGTTCGTCGACATTGCCGAACTTGTCGAACAGCTCCGCCTTGACCGGAGAGAATACCTTGACAAATTCACCCAAAGATAGCAGGTCGTTTGCCAAGCGGATACTTCTCTTGATGCTTTTGAACGCATAGCTGGCTCCGCCCAGATTACCTGCTTTCATGGACTCTGCATACTTCTTTACGTCTGCCTCTTCCAGTTGATGCTTCTGTGCGAACGAGGAAACATCGCTCTCCTTTGCCGTGCGAAAACGCAGGTTGTCATTGTTTTCAGCTTCCCGTTTGTCAAGTTCCTGTTGCGCCTTATTGCTATCTGTCTTTACACTCTTATATTCTGCAAACGCTTTTGTCTTGCGGTGGCTGCTACCTATCCATTTCTCGAAATCCTCCAAGTTTACGGGGGTTACCACCGTCTTGTGCTTCTTCGCCCAATCTTTGTCATAGTTGGCGAAATAAGCCGTCTCGGCATCGGCCGCCTCATTGAAGCCAAGCATTACCTTATGCTCGTCAAACGTGCCGTCCTCGTTGTATTGATCCACCACAAACGCTTTTCGACCGTTCCACCCATCAATATCATCAGATAGGAACACATCTATATGGTCGCCGTCCACGCCCTCCGTACCACGAATGTAGCCGTAGGTGTTCTGCATGGTCGTTTCCCACTTCTTGCCATTAGCATCCACGCCACTACGAACAGAACCTTTCGGTTGCTCGATGCTAATATCAAATGTACCTACACGCACATGCCCTTTCTTGTAATTGCCGGCTTCCTTCTGGGCTTCGGTAGGATTTATATCGGTATTTGCTTCGGCATCTGCAATTTTTTCGCCTAACTCACTGTTATTACGAGATAAATCACTATCTTTGTCGGTAGAAGACAAGTCAGACGGAAGAGTGGAAAGGCTTGCCGCCGCCTCTTTAGAGGTCAGTATGAGGAGTTCGCCGCCCTCACGTTTGGCTTGTCTTTTTATTCTGTCAAGATTCCTATTATCCAGAGTGTACCACCCTACAATTTCCACATTATCCTTGTTGCTGTTTACTTCAAGAACAACTATCGGACTTTTATCATCCAACTTTATTACAATCCAGTGGTTCTTTTTGGTATTCGGCTGCGACTGTCCTACAATGTCAGGATTATATAAAGCTCTCTCCAATATATCCCTACTTGATTGAGGAGTAAAGGCATGAGCCTTGCCGTTCTTCTCGAATATGTTCTTCTTTATAATAACACGCTTTCCGTCAGCTCCGATTGCATCAGACACATTCTTTGGAACAACGGGCAACCCTATAGTGCGATAAGGAGATGTAAAGTCTTCATCTGTTATATCCGATACACTACTTACATCCTCGATAATAAGATTACCTTCGGAGTCTATAGGATTACCCTGCCTATCTATTTCTCCGGATGCGCTTTCTTGTGCAGCTCCATCCGCACGATTCGCTTCGGCATCTGCAATTTTTTCGCTTAAATCGTTGGTATTACGAGATGAATCGCTATCTTTGTCGGTAGAAGAGCTTTCGGTTTGCAGAGGAGCTGTGTCATTCTGCAATTCAGTATCGCCAATGTCTGTCGTCCTGTCGGTAGCCGTTGGCTTTTCTTTTTCAAAGGCAGTCAATAGCCAATTCTTCTTCTCTCCATCCCATTCAAGGCGCACAGCCGCTTTATGCGTTTTACTCTCAAGGTTTACACGGTTAGCACTACGGCTTATCACCACCATGTCGTCTAAGATGTCCTGCAAGCTGTCGAGAACCTCGGGGTGGAACTTGGCAAGTTTAGATAGTCCAAAGCCATTGCTCTTCCCTGTCCCCTCTTTGCCCCAAACAAGATCTATGTCTCCGACCTCTTTGTGGTGAAGTGCACCTATCGCTTCTCCGCTTCTTTTCCTTAAGAGGAACTTTATCGCTTCTTTAGCCTTGCCTCTGAATTGATCATAGATATCACCAAAGACTCCTTTACCTATCGGTTTTATTTCTCCGGGTGCGCTTTCTTGTGCAACTCCATTCGCGCGATCAACACCGGGGCCAGCCGGTTCTCCTGCTTCAATTTCTCCACTTCGCCCGGTCTGAGCAGATTGTTCTCCTTGCAGTATCTCGCTGCCTCCTTCGCGTAAGACATCGCCTCCGCTTTCGTCATTTCCTTCAGTGTTTTCATCTTTTTCTGTTCTATTTTGTGCTAATATAGCATCTATTTCTTCCAGTTCTTCCTGGATTGCCCGAATTTCGTCAGCCATCTGAGAATCCAACTCAAATTGTTCTTCATCAGTAAGCATCTTTTCTTTAAAATCACGAACAACCGCATCTTCGTATGCCTCATAATCTTCAGGCGAAAGGTGATAATTTTCCTCACACCAGCGAGCATATTCGTTATATTCTGCCTGCCGCATCTCCTCGGCTTTCGCTTCGCGGCGGTTCTTGATATAATTGATCAGATCGCCACGGGTACGCGCCGTCGAAAGCACCTCAATAATAGCATTACGACCAGCATTCGGATCTTTCTGGTCAAAGAAATTAGTGCCGTTCTCTAAATCTGCCTGCATCAGGATTTCGCCGGCACGCTCTATCGATACGCCACCTTTATCTTTCCCGGCAAACAATCCAAACAGCGAACGGGATTCAGATATACGTCCTCCGGTTTCACGTCGATAATCATCCTGCAGCAACTTTATAGAACCATTGGCCAGCATTTGCGCAGCCAGTTCCTCCCCGCTTTGTGGTGCAGTATTACGCATTAAATTAATGGCAGCTTCTTCACCCGGTTTCACACGGGCATCCTGCAATTTTGATTTAATATCTTCCCAATAGCTCTTTTCCTGTTCGATAGACTTCCGCCCTTCTTCCCACTCTTTTTTTCTGGCTTTATAACCGTCTATATCAAGCTCCATCACAGGAGCCTTTTTGCCCGACTCGGTTAAACGCCTTTCTGCATCAGAAATATGATTATTTACAAACTGGTCCACTTCTTCAAGTGTTAGGGAACCGTCAAGAAGAGCATCTAAAGTATCACTGATTTCCGCCTGATGATAAATAGGATTACCAGCCTCGTCCATGGGAATAGATGATGGAGTATTTGACTCTTGGTTAATCGGAATTTCCGTCTGGGATGCTGGTAAAATAACATTTCCTTCGGCAGAACCCTCCGCATCTGGCGTGACAGTCTGGTAAAACGCTTCCAGATCTGCCAATTCCTGTTTTTTTACACGTATTTCATCCCGCAACGATGCACGTTCCCCACCCGATGCTTTCTCAATCCGGGATTCTGACTTGGATATTTCACTTCGTTTATTCTCTATATCCGCACGCAAATCTTCAAGAGCCGTCTGAGGAGATTCGGAAAGGGACGTATATTCATATTGCTGCTGTGGAGTCATGGCCTTATAGTCGATCGTCCCGTCATTTCGTTTGGGCAACGATGTGACAACACTCTCCAACGTCTTTTCCGGCACATTTTCTAACACTTTGCTGTCTTCATCCGTTGAAGAACCTTCATTTTGGGTTTTATTTTTTGACATATTGTCTATAATAGAATCCAACCCTATTTCTTCCGTCATGCCATCAACTTCAACGATAACACCTCCATCATCGCTCATCTGCTGCACTATCCCTTGACGACCGTCCACCAAATTCACCAAATCGCCAGGATTAAACATCACCGGTTGCATATCTGCAGCTTCGGACTCCATCTCTTCTTGTGCAATCACTTCGCCGGGGACTGTGTTTATGATATCGGCATATAATTGCTCAACTGGATACTGTTCGATCAAACTATCGAACATTTCAGGTCGTCCTTGCTGGACTTTGCCATTTTCATCAAGATAATACAAAATATCATCCGACTGTTTTGCATCCACCAATCCTTCTTCGTCAAAAACAATATTACCGCCTGTTATATAAACCGGCTGGTCTGAAGAAGGAAATTTGACTGTAACAACTTGCCCCATGTCTTTATTGGCCGTTCGGCCAACATCATCCATACGGCGCCTTGTTTCTTCGTCAATACGCGACTGCACATAGTCTACATATCCGTTATAATTCAGCAGATCAACCGTGTATTGTTCAAGTTTTCGCTTTTCCTCCGGATTCAAGTTCTTAACCGATGCAACATTATCGATAAAAGATTGTATTGATTTCGGATTTTTCAATCGATTAACGATCGCGTCATTGAACTTTTCCACATCTTCATGCAGGATTTCCCCGGCGAAAGTTGAAGATTCTTTATATCTATTCGTGATCTGCCGTTTTTGATAAGCACTATATCCTTTAGCTGCACCAATAAAAGGAGAAAACTGTGCACCTCCCATTGAACCAGCAACACCGGCATCAAGCATCGTTTTAAATATATTGTCATTACGCTCTACACCTGTTAATCGGTCTATCGCATAACCGGCAAGAGCATTTCCGGCCTCTTCCAAGCCTTCTGAGGCTATCGGCATTGCAAACCAATGTTTCCCCTCAAAAGAGGCTATCTTATCAAGAAAATTCTTCTTTACAAGATTGGCGGCTGCCTCACGACCACTCTTCTGTAAGATATTTCTTACTGTACGGCCCATCATCCCCGCGCCAAAAACTTCAGACAAACTTTCGGCCGCACCCGTTCCAATCGCATTAGCCCATTTTAAAGTTTCGCCCATTTCTGGATTTTCCCGGCTCAATTCGTCATATTTGTCAGAAGCAGTAGTAAGCCCTGCTGCAACAAGTCCCGCACCACCTGTTGCGGCAATAGCAGCAGAAGTCGCAGCAGATTCGGCTGCATCCAAAAAAGCTGAACCGAACGCCCCTTGATAATCGCCCTCGCTCCATAGGTCTGAAAAACTTTTTCCTTTATAGCGATCCGACCGTTCATGCATATCTTCTGCGAACGCTTCTGCGTTTTTAGAGAGTCTTTCTAAACCAGCATTCTTATCTGGAATATGAGCAATCATGCCAAGCCCAGGAATAGTACCTGCAAGAGACTGTGCAGCCGCACCAGCTGCCCCTTTAGTATACTCATTTGCCCAATCCACAGCAGATTCGACAGGGGTAGTGATCTTTTTCAGTAAATTGGTAGAAGAGCCTACCAGACGGCCAGCGCCAGCAGCAAGACGTTCGCCAAAATCCCCAAAGAAATTATCCGTATCTCGCATCTCATCTACGGAGATATCCGGCTCTGGATGTTGCTGCATGAATATATCATATTGTGATGCCTTGACACGATACGGCTTATCCGGCCTCTCAATTACTGTCACAGCATCTGGATATTCCGATGCAAAATCAGGTATATATTCTGGGGAGACATCATACTTAACCCCCTTGTTTTCAAAAATAGGCATAACTTTATTTGCTTTTCGGTTTATACTTAATCACTTCTTGTTCCGGACTGAAATCAACAACCTCTTTTCCATTCAAGTATTCAGGAGGACGATACGGCCCGCTATACTCCTGTTTTGGTAAAAATCGCTGTAAATATTCATAAACGGTCTGCTGTGCATCTTTCGGCTCATATGTCCCGTTCATGATCGACTCATATTCATCCTGTAACTCTGGGAAATCCTTTATCCTCCTCTTTACAATAGATAGCGTCTTATTTGACTGATCTCCACCTTCACCCATTTGCATTTTTACATCTTCAACTGTACGCCTGTCGTTAGGATTAGAAGCTATTATTTCCTGCATTCTATTGTATAAATACCCAGCTACCGAGGCTGCTTCGTCTTTAGGTATCACTGTTTTTCGCCCATTCTGGCCAATCAAATAATCGAACTTATCTTTTCCATTCTGACTTGCCGCAATCCTCTGCTGCTGGAGTTTTAGCATCGCTTCTCTATATTCGGCAGTCTTTTTATTCTCCTCCGCCCGCAATCGAGCATTTTCAGCATCTTTCTGTATCTGCCTGTTTATATCCGCCAGTTTAATCTTTGTATTAGTATCAAACTTATACTTCTCCCAATCGGCATTAGCTTTTGCAACAGAAGCGGCCCTTTCATTTTGATAATCCTGTAAGCGGGCATTAAGAAGAGCATTATCGAATCGGACGCTATCTGCCCGCTGAAGGTCTTTCAGTCTTTGCAATCTTGCGTCAGCTATGCTTGTGTTCGATTGAGGCTGGTCAAATATCCTACGACCGGCTACACCAGTCGCAAGATTGACACCTAACCCCAATATATCCGATAACATCCCAAGTTTTTTCTGCCGTTCCGCTTCTGCGACCTCTTTTTCATACGAGCGCGGCCTGCCGTACTGACTTACGATATCATATATAGTTTGAGGCTTAATGTTTGTTTGTGATACCGGTCCCACCTCTACTTTGTCTGGATATTCCGGTCGAGGAACATTTAACGAAGAATCGGACAACATAGGCGTATCTTCAGCAGGAGCCGGAGTAAACGTGCCGTCCGGCTTTTGTCTTGCTTTTAGCTTTTCGAATAATAATCCCATATCAATCCTTATTTATTCCACACACTTCCCAGTCTATCTACCATCTTACCCGCTAACTTGGAGTTTCCAAGCAGGCTACCAGCAGTCTGCAAAGCACCACCAGCCATACCGGCATAACCTCTTTCCGACATGGCTGATTGGCCAAGACGAGCCTGATCAAGTGCATTCTGCTGATTTAGGTACAGGGATTTTACATTGTTCTTATACGCATCGGCATTTGCCTGAATGCCGGACGCGGCATCAGCAATAATTTCATTGTTCGCCTGCTTTTGTGCAACGACAGCTTCCGGGGTTGCGCCTGTTACAGCCGCCGAAGCTGCAGCAGTTTGGTTGCTTTTTCTCATCGTATCCCTTACCCGCTTCATGGCCGCCTGTACATCCGATCGATCCATATAATTCTGGTAATATTCGCTATTGAAGAAATCTTCATTTCGCTGTTTAGCTTCGCGGATGATCCGATCCTGACGCTTTCTTTCTTTAGCCGCCTTGATACCTCCAAACATTGAATTTGCAAGCCCTAAGCCGCCTCCTATTAATCCCAACATATCAATACTTTTTTCCACAAATGTAAGATTACAGGACCACTACGCACATGTTAAATTGATACTTTAATTAAATACACATATATTATTGTTTCATACATTGTTATATTTGCAATAAAAACTATTTACAAACTATATATGGCAAGACCGAAAGGAGCACCGAAAGTCGGGGGAAGAGTAAAAGGAACACCAAATAAGATTAAGTTGGAAATCCGCATGAAGATGTCAGATTTTATCATTGACCATTTCAACGACTTCGTCAAGTATTGGGAAGAACTACCGAAGGATTCCCCTGCTAAATTTAGCACATATATCAATGTGCTAAAGTATGTATTGCCTCCTATAGCAGCCGAACCCTTAAGTGAGGAAGGAACAGAGTCGACTGCAAGTGCAATATCAAAGAGTATCGAAGATTTAAAGAACGCATCAAAATAAGATACAGTATGACAACAGTAATCAACATCAACAGAGCCTTGATATTCGAGGGTATCTCCAAAATAACCGGCTTTATAGGCAAAAACGTTGAAAACGGACTGGATCGCATTGCGGTGACGGAAGACGAAAGAAATATCATCGACGACCTCATTAGAAGTTCGATCATATCCATGACCGCTTTCGTTTCAGCATATCATCCAGCTTTAAATGACAACGGAATAACCATCGAGACGCCTTCTAATTTTGACAGGGCCGCATCCGAAGCGTTACAATCGGAAATAGAAACGTATATCATCAATCAATCATGCCGCAAATGGTTCCATATCGCAAGGGAAGAAAACGATGCGGAAAAATACAGCGAATATGCAAAAAACAATATCCTCAATATAAACCTACTTCTTTCGAGAAGGACAAGACCTCAAAGAATATGATTGTTCAATTTGAAATAACAAAAAAAGATGTGCTCCTGCAGGTCAAAACAGAAGCCTTTGTAACAGGTGAAGCAAACAAGGAAGGCGAACTCTCCCGTATCAACCATGCAACAAAAACACAGGCAAGCGACGATGACGATGATATTCTTAATGAGTATATCAATACGGCAGCATCAGCTATTAGCGATTTGCTGTCCGGCCATCTTTCGCCATCACAGCCTGCAGATCAAAAAGAAAAGTTTATCTTCACATGCCAAATGCCTGATTCGTACGATACAAATCAGAACCGGGCTATCACAAACGGCATCAAAGATTATATGTCGGCCTATACTCTATACAAATGGTATAAAAGGGTGGCTCCAGACATGGCAGATGCAAGTGAATTAGAAATTATCAGGTCTGATATCAATCATAGGATAAACCAAAGAAGAAAACCCGTCAGACGGCCTGTTCTTCCTCTCAACTTTTAAAAGAGACAACCGCTAACTCTAAAACTTAGCGGTTGTCCACATTATACGCAATACCGGCTCATCTCAAGCGATTCGTGTAGGTTTCATCCACCATAAACTCAATATAGTTTAACGCGACATCCGTACGCACCCCTCCGACCAAAGCTATCATGAAATATTTGAACGCTTTCGTTTTGTTCATCTTGGTAATAAGATCGCGTACGTCTTCAATCTTTTCACGCCCAGACAGCAGAATAAAGTGTTCGGCATCGTTGCTACCCAAGATATAGAAGCCACATTTGCTGAAAGCCAAAATCTCTTGATCCCTGAATTTAACCGTTTCTCCGCGAAAATACACTAATGATTCGGATGGACGTATTACGCCACGAATAGCTGATTGCACGATGCGTTTATGGGTAAGCGTACCAAACTTGATAGGACGAGTCAGTAACAGTATTTTGTTGACTGTCCTATGCCCATTGTGCATATTGTAAACCCCGTGGTCGTTGAATACGGCCAAACATTCGGGATAAGAGTTTAGAAAGCGGTTGATTGAAGCGGAAATCTTGTACCAGCTACCTGATTGCATATTGAACACATAGGAATATGGGTAGTTCCGGTTTGCTACAATAACCTCTTTGTCTTCATAGTTATACCCGACCTTTGCTTCCTCCAAATAATAAATAAATTCAGTGGAGGAAAGTTTGTCGCTGAATCCACCCACACCTGCAATTTTTTTAATTATAGGCGAACTGTCGACTGCCGTAGGAAGATAACCTTCCATGTCGGACGATATATCTCTTACAGTCGATCCTGATAGGACCTTCAGCCCCGAATCCGTAGAAAACACAATTGCATCATCAGTGGAAACAATGGAATCCGGATTATTGCATACATCCCGTGTCACAGAAAAAGAATTTGCATAAGCGATATCGCCGGTTCCGACCGATAAGGCAAAAACACCTTCGCCCGTAAACACATAAAGAGGAAATTGCCCGAACTGGCCCGTCGACAAGGCCGTTGTCGCTGTAGCCATTGCCACTATGTTACGACTCGAAACCGTATATGTTTGTTTGGCGGGAAAATAAAACGGGTTTGAGACATTTGATACCTTCAATTTGTTGGGAGCAACCGACACGGAATCTTCTGGCAAAGGCGTATAGGTCCCATACTTATCGGTTATCGAGTAAGGATAAAGTCCTTTTAAGCTATAGGCTATGTTCAAAAAAGGATGCGGCTTTAACGGAATCTCATCGTAATACTTATCATTGTAGATAATCATTTTGACCGCCCGTGAATCCGGGTAAGACAGGTATGGGGAAACCATAGCACCATAGGCCGTACTTGCTCCATGTACTATTTTCATTCCGCTTTCTGTCTTGACATGCACCTCCGTATTTACCGTAAATTCGTTAATGTCGCTAACCGCAAACATTCCCAGAGGATAGGGTTTGGCAAGTTTTTCCCGGATGTTCCCTACATGCAGCTTTCCGTTATATGTATACAGGTTTCCGGTTATCCTGCTTCTCGTAAAATCATCATCAGTTGCGACTTCTTGCTGTTCCAGGTTCTTAAATGCCTTGCCTTCGGCAAATATATTTTCAAACCCATTCGATATATCTCCGATCGGGATGCTTTTGACAAGATAAAAATTAGATATTTCCCCTATTTCTTCAAGCAATTCGCTTTCCGACTTAAACGGGAGATCCACCATCATATTATTCTTGTCCAAAACGGTCACTGTTTTTATCGTACTATCAAGATCATTGATTACAAACGGTCTTGAAACGAATATGTCCACAGACGAAGCGACATCTTTCCAGCCGGACAAGCCGGATAAATCATATTTAACGCCTATGGTCCGAGGGTTTGCGATAAGTTTATAAGTAAAACCTTCCACCGACAGGGAGTCAAAATCAAATTTAGTTTTACTTACTGCCATCCTAATAAAATTTGGTTCGCCGACCAGCAGCGGGGACGAATGCATCACGTAGCTCTCATCGAACAGCCTGACGGCATACCTTACAAGGACAGGATATATAACATGTCCTGCATCATACACATCTTCTTGCAACAGTTTGTAATAACTTGCTTTAAAAGAATTGGTAATAATCTTTTCCCCGGCCTCGTTCAATGTTGCAAGGCTCCCGACATCCTGAATACGAACTGCCGGCTCCAAATTACACGATATATCATCCGAGTAGACAGCTTCTTCTTTAATACAAGAAAAACGGATCGACGGTTCCGGAATCTGATCACCAAGATATGTATATTCCCCACCTATGAATATTGCATAATGGATACTTTCGCCCGTCGCCATGACGAGGATATTCCCGACAGATTGTATCTGCTTTACGCCAGGTATCTGCGCGAAAGTTGTATTCTTTACAACCCATTGCCCGTCCACTTTATCGCTATCGAAAAGGACAATGTCATTGGCATACGAAATCAAATGCTCGTACGTGCCGTTTTTGTGCACAAATACCGGAGATTTTCCCTCTGCAAACTGACGTTCAAGTATTGGCCTCCCAACGGGTTCTATCGATCCGTTTTTAGGACGTGCATTTATCAGTTCCGAGCACATCCCGTCTTTTGACACGCCATCATCTGTATTACGGCTTATACCTCCCAGCCCAACATTGACCTTATTCATAGATTCTTACTTTTTACAAAGTAAGGCATTGCAAGTAATGTAGTAACTGTTATTTTGGAACAAATAAAAGGCTTACCCAAAAGATTGCCGTTCCTATGAAAAACCCTTTCCTTTTTGCCGTTCGTAAAATCTGTGTTCTTTTTTGTCCAGATTATCAACCCTAAACAACGCTTTACTCCCAATAGGCATATCTTCTGGAAGATGTTTTACCAACTCGGAAATTACATCGTTAACATTGTTATACCCCAAATCTTCAAACGAATATATTTTCTTCTCTTGGAAAAACACAGTGCCACGGACCATGTTTTTGAATGATATTCTAAATTGAGTTTGCTCCACATCTACATCATCTTCCAATAAATCCGGCAACTTATCATAAAACACAAAATCTATCACTTTCCGGTTTAACTCCGAAACAATCGAGTAATCTGGTTTGACATATACCTCCGTCACTTTATGAGCGCTTGCATGGTTCATGGCAAACGCCACATCATACATAGTTGCCCTTATATCATTTCTCGCAATCGTTCCCCAGCTATGCCGGAACGTGTAGACACAATATGACTCTGGAAGTTCATTGAATTGACAAATTTTCCTTAGACCGCCATTCACATTCACATTAAAAATGTCATTATCAGAATAACGTTTATGGAAATTAAAAAGATATTCATCCCCGTCTTCAGATTTGTATTTTTCAAACAAGTCTTTTAAAATATCCGGTACATCCAGTTCCATATACGCACCATCACTCCTGAACTTAGCCGTCTTCCGTCTATTATAGGAAATTTTCCCATCTTTATAATCGGATACCTTCAGATGATACAAATCTGCAGTATTTATACCTGCCAAACACATCACCATCTTGGCAACATCTTGAGCTAATTCCGGGAGTGGACATTTCATCTTTGAAGGAGGAAGAGGTAATTCAAAGAATTTTTTTATTTCTGAAGCAGGTATGGCCTTATGTTCCGGCTTATCGGATTTAGGAATAACAATCTTTGGCCAAGGATTCGTTTTTATCTGGATAAGCCCACGGTCATAATCGTTATACTTCAATATGGCAGCTTTGAATATTTGTCGTACGCAAACAGGATACATCTCTTTCGCCCTTGATGTTCCAGATAAAGATTTCATCCAATCATTTACAAATTTAGTTGTGAATCTGGAAAACATCAGTTTATTCGTCCCGGCGAATCTTTCCAAATGCTGATACGCCAACTGATAATTTTTTGCATTTCTTTCTTGACCGGATTTTGCCATTTCAAACTTATATTTTCGTGCAAAATCTGAAAAGCACACGTCGGTTTCTGTTTTTTCCAAAAAATCAACAAGCTCTTTTATGCTCCACTTCGATATATCTTCTTTATTGGCTTTATCTATATATGTCTTAATAATGTCTGAACAAAAAGATAACACAAAAGGATCTTTCACTTCACCTGTGCGTGTTAATCCTTTTTTATCCACCATCTTATCCGTTTTTATGTAAGACGATTTTCGATTATGAGTAACCCTTATGTAAACGGGATAAAAACCGTCACTTCTCTGTTTTTGCACACATGTCTTGAAAGTTGCCATAAATCAATAATTTAGAACTATAAACATACTCTAAACATATGCTGCAAAAATACTAAACTATTTCTAAACATCTACCTGCATTTTATTCATTTTACGCTTATAACGCAATAAATAATAAAAGGCTGACAGACAGCTCAACAACTATCTATCAGCCTAACTTATTGATAATTAAAGTGTATTTCTAAAGAAATATCAGTCTTCTATAGCAGCCTGCGCCGCTCGGAAAAGCTTCTCAAAATCAGCAAGGTTAGCTATGCTTGGAAAACTTATCGCAAACACTTTTCAAGAAGCCTTGATTTTGTTGAGATTATTCCTCGACCGCGGCTTGTGCCGCTCTAAAACGCTTTTGATTTTCAGCAAATTCAAACTCATTGGAAAACTGAAAAGAAACCCGTTGAATTTTCTTGTCAAAAAAACCTATTTGCAAGCATTTTTGCAGCAACTGCGGCAGCAATCATATTATGATTATCAGTAAATTACCGAGACTGGTTCAACTTAAAAGCAAACCAAGTCTAAAACAACATGTAAAATACCACTATTATATAATAAGGTAGCATCATTGTTGGCCTTTGCGCAAAAGCTCAATGATAGCATTCTTATCCTCTAAATTATTCTTTAAGGATTCTATATACTCTTTTTGCATTTCCACTTTCTCGGTCAATTCCGCTACTCGCTCTTCTGCTTGTGCAGCCTTAGCTCGCTCTGCGGTCAGCTCAGCGATTAACTGCGCATCACCTATAAAATTGTTGGCATCACCATGAAGCGTTACGGCAGCGAGATAAGCCGAGATCTGAGGGGGCACTTCACAGAACAAAGTGAAAAAGTTAAAGTCCAGGGCATGACATAGGTCTACCAGCTTCTTACTCTCCATCGTATCTCTTTTCAATATTCTGTTGACATGCTGCTGGGAGACACCAATTCTACGTCCGAGTTCGGACTTACTGATGTCAAGTTCCAGCCGGCGTTTCTCTATTGCCTCGCCTATATGCACACTTTTTACTGCAACTTCCATGGTCTATAGTTAAATTTTAAGCTTCAATCAAAATAATATCATTCAAATATTGGCTATATAAACACTATTTTGTTATTTTGCGAGCATAAAGCTCTCATTATTTGAGTGCAAAGTTAATCATTAATCATTAAATAATCAAGATTTATGGTAGAAATTTCGGCAAAAATCCGTCCGTCGCTCATCGCTCTTAACGTAGGTGACGAAATCTCCTTCCCCATTGAGAAACTAAAAAGTGTACGAACTCAGGCATCCGAACTGGGCGCCATCATGAGTCGTCAATACACCACCAAGACCGATCGGATAAACCACATCATCAAGGTGAAACGCATATTATAGAACCAAACTATCAAAATTATGTTTTCGATACAATTTATAGACCACGAAGTCCCTTACGATGTGTTTCTGAATGACCTGGTTAACAAACTAGTTCAGGCGCTAAAAGACACGCACGACGACCCTGAATTCATCAGTCAGAGAAAGGCCTACAAGCTCTTTGGAAGACGAAACGTAGATCGATGGAGACGTCAGGGAAAGGTGGTATGCTACAAGCGTCCGGGGAAGGTAGAATACAAGACCGCCGACCTTCGTATGCTGCAGAAGACCACCCAGGATTACTTTGAAAGCCCGCCTCTTTCATCCATTACCAGTATTAAAAAGACGGTAAAGCATACAAAATAAGAACTAAACAGCATCAACAAAGAGGGAAAAGGTTATCAATGCAATCAAACTGAACTATACATAAACCTTTTTTGTTCCATCAGTATAGTTGTAGTCTTACGGAACATAGAAATAGATTAGTAGGTACAAGAGACTGCCAAAAGACATGAGAAAGTAAGAGAAATAGCCATGAAATTCTATCATCTGATTGCCATGTTGTAGGTATTCTCCTCGTTTTTTAAGAAAAATGAATGAGACAAAGCCATCAGTAGACCCTCATGGTGTCTATACCGTCAAAAGGACTTGTGCTGCCTTGGAGGTCAGCTACAAAACGCTCCGTAAATACCGGATGAACGGCCACATACAGCCCATCAATCCGGACAATCCCCATCGTCTGAAATACACTGGGCAATCCATTCTGGACTGCTGGTTCAAACTCCGCATGCTATGATTAGCGAAGGCACACTTGATAAAGTCAGGGAATTGCCCATCGAGTCCATTGTAGAGCCGTACGTGAAGCTATCGCGTGACGGCAGACTCAACATGAAAGGGCTATGTCCGTTCCATTCGGAGAAAACCCCTTCATTCTCGTTGAATCTGTCCAAGAACCTGTACCACTGCTTCGGCTGCAACCGGGGAGGCGATGGCATCCGGTTTATCATGGAGAAAGAAAACCTCTCCTTCACCGATGCGGTGCATTTTCTGGCCAAGCAGCACGGAATCCCGGTAGATTATGAAAAGGAAGAGGAACAAAGCGGGGAAGCCGTAGCCGAACAGAAACACAAGGAATCCCTTCTGGCTACACTGGATATACTCCAGACCTTCTTTGTGGACAGCCTTCGTCTGGCAACTACGGAGGATTCACGGAATGCCCGGTGTTATGCCTACAACCGCTGGCCGGAAGACTTTTGCTCAGAGGCCGGATTAGGATATGCCCCGAAAGACAGCAACGCCTTCCGCGATTTCTGTCAGCAGAAAGGATTGAAAGAGGAACTGCTGTTTGAACTGGGCATGCTCAAACGGAAGGAGGACGGCACCAGTTACTCCATGTTCCGCGAACGGATCATGATTCCGATACGGAACCGGTGGGGACGCATCATTGCCTATACGGCCCGTTACATCGGTGCCAATCCGAATGCCCCCAAGTACATCAATTCCGCCACCAGCGTGCTCTACACCAAGGGAGAAACCCTGTTTGGCATCGACCGCGCCTTTCGATTGAGGGATGCAGAGAATTTCATCATCGTGGAAGGCGCTCCTGATGCGTTGCGCTTGCAATCCATCGGTCTGGAGAACACGGTGGCCTCTTTGGGTACCAGCTGGAACGAGAACCAGCTGAACCTGCTCAAGCGCTACAAGTCCTCCCTCTGTTTCATTCCTGACTCTGATGTGGCTCCGGAAGGCCAATATGGTCCCGGATTCAAGGCTGTGATGGAATGCGGCACACTGGCCATCCGAAAAGGATTCCATGCCACAGTCAAGGAATTGCCCTTCGGTACCCGGGAACTGACGGAAGAAGAACTGCAGGAAAAGTACGAAGGGGCTATTCCAAAAGATGCTCAACGGGAAGTGCTTGTCAAGAATGATGCAGACAGCTACATTCTGAGCGAAGAAATCTACCGCAACCTGAGGGAAAAGCATTTTATCGTCTGGCTGGCAGAGAAGCAGTTTGCCACGGCCAGTTCACTGCTCAGGGAAATCAATTGCGTCAATCAGATTGCGGACTTGTTGCGTTATGTAAAGGACCAGTTCGTATATGAGCAGTGCATCGAGCAGCTGAGTAAGATTTACGGCAAAGCCCGCCTGTGGAAGGATGCCGTGACACAGGCCCGCAACCAGGCCAAGAGGGCCAAGCAGCCGACCATGATGGACAAACAGCAGGAAGAGACCGATGCACTCCGGCAGCTCAACCTGTTTGTCCGCAACAACTGCTACTATTGCCTGGGCAAGGATGATGAAGACCCCATCCGCCTTTCCAACTTTCGGATGGAACCCCTGTTCCACATCCATGACGAATGCAACGGTGTCCGCCTGTTCCGGCTGTTCAATTCCTTTCGGGACAGCTGCATCATCGAGTTGAAAGAATCCGAAATGTGCTCCATCTCCAACTTCCAGCAGAAGATAGGTTCGGTCGGCAATTACGTATGGCTGGGCAAGATAGACAAACTCAACAACGTCAAGGAGTTCCTGTATGCCCGCACCCAGACGGCCGAGCGAATCCGCAAGCTCGGATGGAACGAGAGCAAGGAGTTCTTTGCGTTCGGCAACGGCATCTTTCAGCACGGTGTCTTTCATGAAGCCGACGAAATGGGCATCATCCAGGATGACAGCCACCATGCCTATTACATTCCCGCCACTTCTAAAATCTACCGGGACAATGCGGAAATCTACCAATTTGAACGACTGATGGTGCACCGAAAGAGCAACGGCGTGCTTCTCCGCTCTTTCGTGGAAAAGCTGACGGAAGTCTTTGGCAACAATTCCCGCATCGCTTTCGGCTACCTAATTGCCACCCTCTTCCGGGACGTGGTCTATAAACGCACCCGGCATTTCCCCATCCTGAACCTGTTCGGTGAGAAAGGTACCGGTAAGACCACGCTGGCCACCAGCCTGCAGGCCTTCTTCCTCCATGACGTGGAACCGCCCAACATGGGTGTGGCCTCCGTTCCGGCCATGAACGACCGGGTATCGCAGGCGGTCAACACCCTGGTTGTTTTTGACGAATACAAGAACGACCTCGATGTGCGCAAGATTGCTTTCCTCAAAGGTCTTTGGGGCGGTGGCGGCCAGACCAAGAAGAACACCAACACGGACGGCATGGCCTCTCAGACCATCGTCAGCACGGGAGTCGTCATCTGCGGGCAGGAAAAGCCGACGCAGGATATGGCGCTCTATACCCGTGTTCTTTTCCTGGCTTACACCAAGACCTCGTTCAGCGTCCTGGAGAAAAAGCATTACGAGGAACTGCAGTCCATCTGCAACCTGGGCCTGACCCACTTGACCCTCGACATTCTGAAACATCGGGAGCTGTTTGAGAAGAACTTTCCCGACATGTATTCCCTCACCAAGCGGGAACTTGCCATCCAGATGGAACAGGAAGGCATCCATGACCGTATCTTCGGAAACTGGATTATTCCGTTGGCCACACTGCGCACGCTGGAATCCGCCTTGCATCTTCCCTTTAGTTACGCCCAGATGCTGGAAACCACGGTCAACGGCATGCGCAACCAGAACGAACTGGCCCAGGAAAGTTCCGAAGTGGCCGACTTCTGGAACATGCTCCAGGGCTGGCAGTCCATCGGAAAGTGTACAGAAAAAGTACACTTCAACATCCGCTATCTCAAGAAGTTCCGTCCGATGAATGTCAAGGAAGATATGGAGTTCATGGAAGCCCGTCCGATACTCTACCTGAACATGGCAGCCATCTCTTCGCTGTTCAGCAGCCGGAACTCCACCCAGAACATCACGGCCAACCGTTCGTCCTGGTCCACCGTTCTGTCATACCTCAAATCCCATCCGGCCTTTCTGGGCACCAAGCAGGACCGCTTCTACATCCTGCTGCCCAGTGGTAACCCGGATTGCGTGACGGTTGTGAAAGACGGAAAGGTTATCCAGAGTCCGAAGGTGAACCGCCCCAAAGCGCTTTGCTTCGACTACCTGCAACTCAAGGAGATGTTCGGACTGGATCTGGAAACGGAAGTGATTACGGAAAACAGTGAAGATGATTCCGAGATATAAGATAACTGATAGGATTAACCCCCATGATATAAAGACCGTTTTATTTCGAAGATTCAGGGAATAGAATTATCTTTGTATCTTGGGCCTCAATGATAGGACCATGCAATATATATATCTGTAAACAAGTTACCGAACCTCATGAGAGAAGACCAATTTATCAAGCTCTCCCAAGCTGGAGAGAATGTTCAAATAGAATACAAGACATGCTATGAACAGATTTCTGATTCATTGTATGAAACCGTCTGCTCCTTTCTGAACCATAGTGGTGGCCACATTCTGGTGGGAGTCAAGGATAATGGTGAGATTGCCGGAGTAAATCCAGACAAGGCTACCACCCTGCAGGGGAATATCATTACCGCCATCAAGAATCCGGATTTGTTCTTGCCCTGTCCCTACTTCACACCGCAAATACTGACCGTTGAGGGGAAGGTGGTCCTGTATCTGGACATTCCTTGCGGACAATACGTTTACCGCTACAAGGGGAAATACTGGGACCGCAATGGAGATGCAGACATTGATGTGACCGACCAGCCGGAATTGCTGCTTTCGCTCTTTGAACGAAAGAATCCGCATCTTTTTGAAGAAAGGATTGTAGAAGAACTGACACTGGAAGATCTGGACAGTGATACTTTCCAGTATTGCCGTAATATCCTGGCAGTCATCAAGCCGAACCATCCCTGGCTGCAGCTGACAGATGAAGATATACTGCTTCATACCCGTCTGGCCAAGAAAGAAAGGGAAACCGGAAAACTGAAGTTGAAGTATGCTGCACTCATTCTGTTTGGCAAGGAAGAAGCCATTGAAGAGTATATGCCCCGTTACCGCTTCGAGGCGCTGTTTCACATGTGTACCTACGAGGAATACAATGACATCAAGCGTTTCCCCAGTCGGTACGACGATCGCATCACCATGCGCTGTAACCTGATCAAGGTCTATGACCGACTGACGCAGTTTACGGAACGCTACCTGCCGAACAAGTTCTACTTGCCAGAAGGGACTACCCAACGGGAAGACCTGCGCTGGGACCTCTTCCGTGAAATTGTGGCCAACCTTTGCGTACACAGTGATTTCAGTACAGGTTATGCCTGCTTCTATCATGTGTTCAAAGACCGGGTAATCACGAAGAACCCCACTCGTCTGCTTCCGGAGATTCCCGAAGGCGAACTCACACTGCAGGAATTGAGCAACTACACCAAGAATCCGCTGCTGGTGCGCGTGTTCCATGAGTTGTCCTGGGTGGAAGATATGGGCTCCGGTACCCGTAATATCTTGCGCTATGCCCCCTTGTACTATCCCGACTACAAAGTGGAAATCGTCAACGGCTCGCAGTTCATCTTTTCCATTACCTATATGGAAATGTCCCAAGAAACCGTGGAAAATGTCCCAAGAAATGAGAAAATGTCCCAAGAAACTGCGGAAAATGTCCCAAGAAACGGACAAATGTCCCAAGAAACCATTTCCACTAACGATGAAGACGATTTGAATATTTCTCTTGAAAAGCCGACAGACAAGAAAGAAAATTCTAAAAAGAATAAGCGCCATCAAGCGATAGTCTCGTTGATCAGGAAGAATTCGAGGATTACAATGGAGGAAATGGCAGACAAGTTAGGTGTCAATGCGCGTACCATTCATCGCGACATCGAAGAATTGAAACATGTTGTAGAGCATATTGGTCCGACCAAAGCCGGCTACTGGAAGCTGTTGAAATAAAGTAGTGCAAATGCCCATGTAAGAAAAAACCATAAAAGAGAGCCGTTTTCTGACTCGCTTTTATGGTTATCCTTTGCAAACAGCCATTAATCCTCCAGTTTGCTCACCAGCTTCACAAATTCTTTGGCAGGTTTGAATGCCGGGATGTTGTGAGCCGGCACAATCACGGTGGTATTCTTGGAGATGTTACGCGCCGTCTTTTCCGCACGCTGCTTCACAATAAAACTGCCGAAGCCACGTAGATAAACATTCTCTCCCTTTTCCAGCGATTCCTTCACTTCCACCATCAAACTCTCCACTACTGCCAGTACGGTTTGGGCATCACATCCGGTCTTTGCGGATATACTCTTACATAATTCTGCTTTCGTCATTTCTAGATTCTTTAAAAACGCACAAAGATACGCAATGTACTTCAAACAAACATCAAACAACCCCGTTTTTTGCTTGTAAATCAGCACGAAAAGCACTACCTTTGCATCGTTTTTAGAATACATCTTCAATATGGACATTAGTTTGATTGGCACACATGCAGATGCCGTATGGAACGTACTGCATGAAAAAGGTGGAATGGATTTGACTCAACTAAAACAAGAATCCTTTCTAACAGACAAGTAAATTACTTCTGTAATTTGCACCTTATATATAAATTCTGCTTAGCTTAGTTTAGTTTTTTTAGTCAAAAATAAAAAAGGGTATCGACATAAGTTCAATACCCTTTTATTTTTATCAGCTCATAGTATAGCAAATAATAAATGAAACTGACTTAGCATCCCTATAGAAGGCTCACTCGCTCGGTAATGGCTGCATCGTCCAATGTGTAACCTCCGAGACTGTTTTCTTTGGCTTGAATACAGAGATATAGCATTGGTGCATCTGAGGTACATTTCAAGCAACGGTCACAGTGTGTTGAAACACGAACCACCGAACCTTCGGAAATATCAAAAACAGAATCATTTACCTGAAACTTCCCTGAACCGGAAAGAATAATATAGTTCTCTTCGTTATTCTCATGGGTATGGAAGAACGGAACAGATTCTCCTGAAGGGAGAGAGCCAAATGAGATTTCACAGGAATTGGCCTCAGTTGCTTCTTTTACAAATTGTTTCCCTTCAAAGTGCTGCAGATTCCCAACAGAAACATGGGCGAATTTATCGCCGGCATTAATTTTAATAGACTCATAATTGCGATAATTTAAATTAAACAGTATCTTTGCATTTGATAATAACTATCTTTTTGATAGTGCAAAGTTAATATGTAAATACATATAAAACAAGAGGTTACTTAATTGTAAGCTGGTTACTTTTTGAATAGTTTTTTTGAGTATGAGCAAGATAGAGTTAAAAGAAAATCTAAAAAAATATTCGAACTTGGATGAATGTCCAATAAGAAATATCATATCACGATTTTCAGGAAAATGGCCTGTAATTATATTATGTATTCTGTCTGAAAACGAGTGTACGCGTTTCAATCAGATTCAGAAAGCTATTCCTGACATTTCCCCCAAAGTATTATCTGATACCCTAAAAAATCTTGAAACAGATGGTATAATCAAACGAATTGTTTATGGAGAAGTACCCCCAAGGGTTGAATATTCATTGACTAAACTTGGCCTAAGCCTAATGCCATACATTAACAACTGTAAGAAGTTACTAATGACAAAAAAGAAATTGCCCGTTCGTTTTACGGGTCAGCACTTTACTATTGATAAAGTGCTAA